TTCATGCCAGCCCTTACGTTCCAAACCATCCAGCAGAACCGGCAGAACATTTTTCTGTAGATTCATATAGGTATCAGCAACCAGGGCAACCGGGGCTCCGGGCATATCATAGGCGATATCGATCAGGCGTTCGGTTAAAAAATCATTTGTTTTCCCGGCACCACGTCCCAGGATAAGAATCAGAATCCGTGTTTTGATCAGTCCTGCAAGTTGGGCTAACCAGTTTGAATATACAACAGATACTTTCTCACTATTCAGGTCAATTTTCTTCTTTGTACTCATTCAATATGTCTTCAAATGGGATATCTTCGATGCCGGCGTCATATTTTGCTTTCTGTTTTTCGGCTTCAGT